GGTAAAGTACAAAATACATCTTTTGTGCCTGCACTAAAATCAACAACATTATCAGAGTTAGAACTACTAAAAATTGTAGCTCCTGATCCTCTTGTTATGTTTGCACTTGAAGCATCTAATGTTCCAAGTCCAACTTCAAACTCACTTGTACCTTGATTAAAAATACAATAGTAAGTTGTGTTGTTATTTCCTATACCTTGTGCAAAAGTTTCAAAACCAGTCACAGCTGACCCAAGTGCAAATGCACCTGTACCTGTAGTTGTGCTTGTTACTTTTACTCTATCATTTATAACTAACGCCATAAATTTTCTCCTTATGCCATACTAATAATTGCATTAGATGGCGTAGTCGGATCAGGAAACGTAATGGTAAATGTACCATTCGTTGCTGTCTTATTACCACCAAAATCTAAAACCACTACTAATCTATTTGCAACTGAATCAACTGTGTCGCCATTATAAATAGCTGCAAAAGCTGCAGTAAAGGTTGCACTACTGTAAGTTACATTATCAAAGTCTACAGAGGCCACCGCTGTTGAAGAAGCTACTCCAAGATTAGTTAATGTTTTTACAGAATAGTTAGAACCACCTCCTGAACTTACTTCATTAGAGGTCGTATAAACTGTGCTTCCAGTTGTATACGGATTAGAAGTATACAAAGAAAGTTTAAAGGTGTTACCACCAGAGTTAGCAAAATCATGCTGACCCTGAAGAAGTGCGCCTCTAAAACTAAATGGTATAATGTTTGCCATGTTTTTTTCTCCTTATTTATTTTCCATAACTTGATGGTGGTTTAACGTTAAGTTGAGCACGAACTTCACCATCTTGATATTCGTCTCTGCGTCTTTGCCCGATTTGCTCAAGCGCGTACGATTCTATTGCCTCATTATATTGGCTTTGATAGTATTGTAACATATCTGTCGGACCTTTCAAGTATCCATATGCATTTACTAGACATGCATACAAAAGTAAATCTTGATATTTATTTGATAGATAAGTCCCTACTGTCGCTGGAGCAGGTGTAGAAGTGGTATCTGTTATAGTTTCTGGTTCCTTATCATAAGCAAGTGTTATCTCATAAGTTTTATCGGGAGTTGGTGCTACAACCCAAAACTCTTCATCCCAATTAGCATAATATTTTGGTATATCTACAGCTTGTGTGCTAGGTGTAGAGTAATATTCAGACATAAAACTAGTGTCTCTCTGTTCTAGATAATATTGATTACCATCCTGATCTTTAAATTGAACATATCTGATAGCTCTAAGATTATCTGGGATAGTTACATACCTATTTCCAACAATAGCATTAGATGTTGCATAGAAAACACTTTGATCTGTATCTATTGCTCTATAAATTTTATTTTCAGCATTTTTAATTATATTATTTAAAATTGAATCAGTTAAAACATTACTACTAACCTCAGTATAATTTCTAATATCATCTCTTAAATTTGTTAAAGTATATGCCATGGTTAATTAATTACCTCTAATGTTACTGGTCCTGCAGAACAGTTTGCTCCACCACCTGATATACCACCTGTTGTTGCATTACTAGTGCTTGTTATATAAAAATAATTTATTGGATCTGTTAAAGAATCTGTCGTTGTAGCTCCTGTAACATTACCTGAAGAATCTATTTGTCCTAACGCAATAGTAAAACCATTCGCATTGTTTAAATCACTTACATTATCAAATGTAGGTATGTTTTGAAATTGTTGTAAGTTTGGAGTATCGTCTGGATTAGCACCGCCTGGACCCGCAACAATTACTTCCGGTGGGCCTCTAAATCTAACTATAGAACCCGCTGCTCTTTGATGATCTTCTGAAAAAACATTTACATAAGTTGTGCCACTATAAATTACAGTTGTAAAAGGATTAGAATCTAAAAGTATTAAACTTGCTTTAGATGCAGGTTGTGGTCTTGGATTAAACAAAGCTTGTGGATCAGAACCAACTGGTTTTGGTTCCAGTTGTGGTTGCTTTGGTTCATATTCAGAAAAATGAACTAATGATCCATTCCATTCTCTAACCATTTCATCATATGGAAATCTTAAACCAGATCTATCTGATATTGCATATGCGTATTTTCCTGATGCGTATTTACCCATTATACTCCATCTCCATAAAATGTTTGCGGTGAAATAAAAGTAGATGTGCCTTGGTTATCTGCATCAAGAGCTCTTAACAATTCACTCTCATATCTACGTTCTAATTCTTGACTCATGGCTGGTGAATATTTTTGACTTAAATAATATGCAAGACCAGACATCATGCAAGGATAAAATCTATTTACTACGTCAGAGGTATTATTATAAGCTCCTGCGTCTTGAATTTTAGATAGATAATAAAAACAAAATTGAAAATTACTTGGTGTTGTTGCATCAGATACACTTGAACTTGGTGTTGTGTATAAAAATATACTTGGATTAATTTTTCTTTCTACATAATATTGTGATGGTGTACCTTTGGCTAATTTGTTTGGTGTCTGTGAATATTGTGATCTATCTATTTTTGTAAGAGCTATATCTTGCGGTGCAGTTGCATCAGAATTATTTCTATAATATGCTTCTAATACATCACTTATATCTTCTGGAAAATTTGTAGAGTCAGATGCAAAATTATATTCTGCTTGTCCTTCAACTAAAGGAACTTTAGCTAATTTTACTTTCCATAGATGAATACCTCTATTACCCCATTCTTGAAATAATATATTTAAAGATCTTCTTGCAGATTTTATTTGATAACCAGTTCTTGCACCTCTAACTCCGGTTCTCTCAAATGCTTCTTCTATAATATCATCTATCTGCGGATTAAAAGCTGTTTCTTCTGATGTGGGTGAAACTGTCTGAGCAACATTACCCATGCCACTGTGATTAACACAATAATAAAATAATAGAGGCGCACCTGTTGTTCTTACTGGTGCAACATTAATAGTTGTTTTTCCATCTGTTCCAGCAGTTCCTGTTACTGTTACACCGGTTGTATATTCAGTTCCTCCACCCCAAGATCCATTATCTGTTGTAGAAAAAGCAATACGGTGTGTTTCGTTTGTTGAATCAGATTGATCAAATATGTAAGTGTTGCCTTCTTGTAAGTATAAGACAACATTAGCCTCTCCATTAAGGTAATACTTATTACCTGTTCCATATTTGTTAGTCCCCGTTGCTACGGTTACTTTGTAAGTTATTGTAGCCACTTTAAACTCCTAGCCGTGTAACAATGTTACTGAGGTAGCTGTCGTTGCAATCTCAAATTTTAAACTTGTAGATGCTCTAAAACCTGTGCCTGGAAACTGCATATATGTAGTTATTCCTTGAGCATTAGTTTGGTTTGTAGCAGGAATTAAAAATTCAGCTAATACAGTTGTATCGTCTTTTATTTTAACTGTAGTTGCAGCTTGTCCACCTTCTTTAGAAACAAAAAGACCTACAGCTCTTCCAGGTGCTCCCGTACCGAGTGCATTATGAACAGCTACAGTTGAGGCTGTTGTTGATTTTATATCTACTGGATATGTACTCATTAATTTTCTCCTTAAATTTATGTGTGGGCCGAAGCCCACACTAAATTAATTATTAACTTAAATTGTTATTCTGAATGTATCTTACAGTTAAGAATCCAGTACCAGTACCAGTATTAGTATTAGTTAAAAGAATTCTTACATCAGAAGTTCCAACATCAGCATAATTTGCAACTCTAGCTGCATTAGCTCCAGCAGTTATAGAAACTATTCCTAGTGTTCCTCCTGCTACAGCGCCAGCTGCTGTTAAAGCTGTTGCGTTTCCAACAAAACCAAGTCCTGTTGTACTTGCTCCTCCAGACCAAATTGCAGTTACTGATAGTTCAGCAGCTACTATTTGTGAATTTGCAGGAATTACAATGTTAGTTTCTGTTGATGTTGCTGTTTGATCTACAGCAACTGATTGACACATTACAACTTGACCTGTGTTTTTTACATTAT